TTCACTATCAAGATTGTCAAGATCTTCTTCACCTTCTTCTTCAAAAGATTCTCCAGGCTCTAATTCTCCGGCCTGAATCATATCTTCAATTACGTCCTCGATAATAGCTTTTAATTCTTCTTCAGATAGGTCTTCAATGTCGAATTCTTCTTCTTCATTTTCTTCACCTTCCTCTTCAGATTCCTCTTCAGATTCCTCTTCAGATTCTTCAGCTTCTTCGAGTTCAGCTTCACCTTCTTCAAGTTCTTCAGACTCTTCTAACTCTTCACCTTCTTCAAGGTCTTCGAGTTCTTCAAGTTCCTCAACTTCTTCAAGTTCAGCTTTAGTTCCTTCCTCTACCTCTTCTTTTTTACCTTCTTCTAAATCTTCTTCTTTTTCCATTTCTTCCAGTTTTGCTGAAAGCATTGATTTTAAAGCTGGTTCAAAAGTTTCTTCGAGGGCGAGTTTTGCGTTTGCAATAGCAGTTTCTTTAAGTGCTTTTGCATCAGCGATTGCTTCTTTAAGCATTTCTCTGTTTGTCATAATACCAAAATTTTAAGTTTGGGAAATACGTTTATTGAAAAAAACGTAATAAGAAATTATATATAAAATATTTTAATACCATATATAGAGAGATGGTATATTCGGGGATACATATATAAAAAGATAGTAAAATTACCCTTTTTTTAAGGAAGAGGGCAGGTTCCGTTGGAACATAAAATTTCTCTTATTATATTATTTACTTCTGTGTAATCTTCTACAAACATTTCTACACCTTCTCTTAAAGATTTAGATGCAGGTCTCATCCAAGAACCAGGGTTTGAGGGAGTACTTACAAAATCAAAACATAATAATTCAAAATCATCTTGAACTTCTAACATTCCTCCTTTTTCTTCTAAAGAACCCATTCCTCTAGAAGATACTCCTACTGAAATTCCACTTTCAATAAGTGCTTTTAAAATATTACCTGATGGGGTAGGTAAAATTTCAATTTTACCATTAATATTATCTCCATCCCACCATATTTTAGTTATATTATGAGAAACATTTTTAAGGTTAATTACTGAAGATTCGGGATGGTCTAGTTCGCCTAATGCTCTTTTTTGTTCAACACTTTCCATGTATTTGTCGATTTCCCTTTTCCAAATATCTTTGGAATAATATCTACCATTACCATTTTTCACTTCAACAGTAGCTAAAATACCTTCAACCATAGGATTACCTCTTTCAGAAAGATTTCCTTCTGTTAACAGATTGGATTTAGGTGTAAATAATTGGGTTTCGACTAATACTTGTTTCATTTATGATAATTTATCATAATAATCAGAAGCAGCATCTAAATCTTCAGGTGAAATTTCATCTGCTTCAGGGTTAATACTTAAATCTTCTCCATCAGTAATAGGGGCTTTGTAAGATTTACCCGCCATTTTTTCATACATTTTTTCCATATTAGCTTTTTTCTTTTCTAAAAGCTTAATTTCTTTCTGGAGTTCTTTAATTTTTTTAGCATCAACTAATTCAGATAAACTATCATCTTCAGATACTAGTTCAATTCTTTGTTTTTTAGACTCAATAATATCTGTAAGAGCTTCAAGTTGGGCTTCTAAAGTTACAATTTTACCTTGTTTTTCAATCTCGCTTAATTTAGAATCTGTTGATTCTTTTTTAGGTTTTATAGCTTTTTTCTTTTTGGATTTTTTTTCATCTTCTTGTTCCCTAACTACAGTTTCCCATTCATTAAGTAAATCCATTAATTTAACTCTACCCTCATTCATTTTAACTTTTTCCATTTGGTCTGATTTTGATGCCTTTAATCCAGGGGCTTCATCAGTATAACCAATACCTTTAATTCCAAAAGCAGCATTTTTAACATAAAAATTTCTATCTTTTTCAAGATTTTTAGCTACTATTCCTTTAAGTTCATCTACATTTTTATCTTTATTTTTAGGATCTTTCATTTCAACGTAATACCCATTAAGGAATTGTTGACCGTAGAGGTTATCTATATTTTTAGGATCTGTATAATCAAAGTTTTCAGTTTGTTTTTCTTCTACTTCTTTAGTAGTTTTCTTTTCTTCGACTTTAGCTTCTTCAGCTAAAAACTCACTAAACTTACTAAAAGGAGTAATACCACCTATAGAAGCAACTCCCCCTATTCCTTCAGAAATAACTTGTTTTCCTTTTAAGATAGTTACAACCTCATTATAGGTATTAAATTTGGTTAAAATATTAGGGAATTGTCTTAGAGCTTGTCTTATAAAAAGATCTTTACGCCCTTTTCCTTCTTTAATTAACTGGTATTGTTGTTGTAATGTTTTCATTATGATATTGGTAATAATTCTTTAATATCTTTAATATAATCCTTAATTAAATCAGTAGGATAAACTACTTCAAAAGTAGAAGGTTTATCCTGGTAGTAATCAATAGTTTCTTTTTTAGCATTAGATAAAATTGGAAAGAGGTTATTTAACTCACGTTCAATCTCATCAAAAGCATTAATCCTCCTTTGTTGGAATTGTTCTCTACTATTTTCTTTTAAATTAAGTTTATACTTATACATATTATTTTTTTTGGAGTCAGTATCTTTTACTTTTTTATATCCTAAAGGAGCAGCATAATGCATACCGGTTCCTGTGTTTGAAGTAAAAGATGCAGAACCCCCAGTAGCAGATATTTCTGACATCTGTTTTATCTTGTCATAAACTTCTTTTTTATTATTTCTTAAATATGTTCTTAACTGGTTACGAGTTTTACGAACATCATTATAGTGATCTTTAAAAAAAGGATCTTTGGTTTGGAGATAAACTTCTTTAGCAGTTTCTAGTAAAGCTGAGATTTCTTTATATAATTTTTTGTAGTCAGGAGTATAATCTATATCCCAGGTAATAGCTCCTGTTTTAGAATCAATATCTACTACTGTAGATTCTATTCCGTTTTCTATATTAGTATCTCCTATTTTAAGCTCCATGTTTTTTACTTAATACTTCTATTAATTCTTGATATTGAAGTAGATTAGTAATATCTTCACTTGTTATCTTTTGGGTTTTATCTATTTCTTTAAGTAAAGATTTTACTTCATTAAGTTTAATTTTTATAGCTTTATCTTTTACAATTTTAGAAATATCACCTAATTTAGATTTTATATTTTGAACTTCTGTATTGTAAAATTCCCTTAATACAGGAAGAGAATCAGTTAGGTAAATATAATTTCTTAATAATATTTTTTGGCTTTCGTATAAATCAGAATATTTACCATTAAATTTATCTATTAAAATTCTATATGTAAGTAAACGAGTATCTTTATCAAACTCACTAAATTCTTGAATAAGATCTTTTTTAACTTGTTCAGATTTAATTGTAGATGTAGATAGATGTTCTAACAATGTTACTTTATTATCAATCATTTGGGATGGATTGATAATTTTATCTGAATTTTCAATTTCAGTTAAAGTATAAAAAGCGGCAAATACTTTATAATTAGGCAATTTAGTTTTAAAAAACTTTTCTAAATCGTAATGTTTTTTTACTTCATTAATTAAATTATATTTTTCTCTTTTTAATATCTTTCGATTTAATTTTAAAGAATTGCTTATTAAACTTTGAAGAATGATATTAGCTTTCCCTTCAGTAAGAGAAGTAGTTTTTCCTAAAACTTCATAAAGTTTATATTCTTTGCCTAATTCAGTTTTTACAAAAAATTTTTGTATTATATCTAAAGCAGGAGATTTACTCCCATTTAAAGTATCAGAAGTTATTTGACGTACAAGCAACTCAAATAAAATTCCGGTATTTTTGTATTTTGAATGTTTGATAATCACTCTAGTAGAATTTATTATAAATATATTAAGATAGGTAATTATTTAATATCTTTAATATTTGATTCATTTAATAAAGAATCTTCATTTCCTTTTTTATTAAAGATTATTTTTTTATTTGCTATTTCTTCAAATAAACTTTTATTTCTACCTAAAATAGATTGAGGTCCTTTGGGGTATGAAGGTTGATCATCTGCTTTCATATCTTTTCTACCTAAACGATCTCTACCAAAAGGATTATCTTGAGTATTAATATTAGAAGCTTTTTCTTTAGGCCTTCCCAATGGTGATTTTTCGTTATACCCAGAAGGTACATTGCCTGGGTCTGATTGCATTCTTCCTACTCCATATAAAGCAGCTAAATCATGGGGGGTGCCATAAGAACGTCCTGTTTCTTTAGGATCATTTCCTTCAGTCTCAATTTGTGATAAACGGAAAGTACGTTTTTGATCTTGAATTATTAATTCTCTTATTTCTTCATACTCATCTTCACTTAAATGGAAAATATTATCGTAAACCCAATCAGAAGGCATTAACTTATTTTCAAGAATAGAGGAAGCTAAATCTACTTTTTCTTTTAATAATGCTATTCTTTCTTGATCATAGATAATAGAGGGAGTAGTTAACCTTAATTCAAAATTAGTTAATCTTTCATCATCAAATCCCTGGGCATATAGGTGTACTAAGGCGATTTTATAAAGTTCGGATAATATAATTCTTTGGATACGATCAATTGTACGCCCAAACCTAATATCTTCAGCTGCTAATGTTGCTTTACCTTGTAAGTTTTCATCATAGCCCATAAAAGCTTTAGGAATTTTAAGAGCAGCAAATAATTTTTCTCTTAAATATTCTACGTCTTTAATACCATCATAATCTAAACCCTTTGTAGTATCAATTTTAGTAGTTGAGTCTCCATTCCTTACAGGAATATAAAAATCTTCATTAATATTTTGAAGATTAAATTTAAGATTATATTCTCCGGTTTCTTCATCTATGTAAGGAGTACGTTTCATTGTGCTGATAGTTTTCTGCATGAAATTTTCTATTTCATTAGCAGGAATACTTCCAACATTTACATAAAAAATACGTTTTTCAGGGGCACGAACAATTCTATGAATTAACATAGCATCTTCCATTAAGATATATTGTTTAAATAATTTACGGGCGGGTTCAATATATGAACGACCATAAGGAAGATAATTCATATCAGAAATTAATCTGAAATGAGCTATTTCGTAGTTATCAAAAACAATAGTATCGTCAGTATTAGATTGATTAGGAGTATGATAATAACCCGAAGAATTACCACTAAAAAATCCTTCAGGGTTATATGCAAATTGAACTTTTGCTGGATTTTTAGGGTCAAAATTTTCTCTTCTTTCTATGTGGTATGCTGAATATGGTATAACATTATAAACCCCAAATTTTTCTGAGATTTCTAATTTTAAGAAAAAATCTCCATACTTACACATTTGTCTAATCCAAGACCACAGATTAAACTCAATGTTTAATACATCATAAAATAAATTATAAAGTACTTCTTGAACTTCATCATCTGATGATTTTATCTGAAGTACTTCCCCCATATCATTAGTTAATGTAGATTCATCAGCTATAATATCTAAGGCAGAAGCTATAATACCATCTTGATCCATAGCATCATAATCTGAATAGATTTGGGGTCTATGATAGGAGTAGTTTAAATTAAATTGTTGGCCAAATAAAGAAGTAGAAGCAGGGTTTTTATATATTCCTTTAAATCGGTTTAACAAAGCATTAGTAGCAAATTCCCCTGAGGTTTGGATTTGGTTAGTATCCATTACTTTTATTTGGTTTCCCCCAGCATTACGAATAACTACATCCGTAGAAAATAATCTTTTTAATCGAGGAAATAATCCTGTATCTGCCATTATAAAATTTTATTATTATAAATATTACTTTAGAGTAACCACTTAATACTTTCCATTTCCCCTTTTATTTTTACCTTATATGGATTTTCAATTTTTCCATTAGGATTATAAACTCCTGCAAAGGGGGTATTACTAGATTGTATATTACTTAAAGTAGCTTTACTCATTTCTAAATAGTTTTGGGAATATTTAACTGAAGTATCCATTAAAAACATTCCAATACCAAATGCCATAACTAAATCATCATTATAACCTTGTTGAGCTTGTGCTTTTCCATTTTTCCAAATAAAAACTTCCATCTCATCTAATAATCTTTTTGAATAAAAGATTACTCTTTGTTCCTTAATAGCTTCCTGAATTTTACCTATCATCATAGGTCTAACTTTAGGACTAGTTATAAATCCTGGAATCATTTGGGTTGTGTCATAATTATCAAAATATGATTCTATGTTTAACTTATCTCCTTTAGGAGAATAATATAAATTAGCATATCCTCTATCAACAATAGTTTGAACCGTATCCCACCCAATATTAGCATTTTCAGGAGCTAATAAAGCTTCATTATATTCAGTAGCTATACCCACAAGTAAATGACCAAAGTCACGGGTTCCAATCTGTCCTTTATATTCTGCAACCTGTCTTTTTTCATCTACATCTATTACATGGAATGTAGAAAAATCTTTACCATCTCCACGGGCAACATCCGCTACTACCATATAAGTGTGAGAATAATTAGGAGCTTCCCAAATCCATAAATTATTATCAATTCCTCTTTTTTCAATAGGATCTTTAATATAAGTTTCTTTGTAAAATTCAAGATATTCTTTATAAAAAACAGTATCTCCAGACATGTTGAATTCACAATCACACTCTTGAGCAGCAATTCTAGGATCCCCTAATATAATATCTTGATCATCTCTCCATTTTTGGTCACGTTCTGGGTGTACCCACCAAGGTAACCTAATAGGTAAAAATAAATTATCTTTGGCTCCGGTTTCAGCTTTAGCCCAATTACTGTGGAACCAGTTACCGGTGTTATAAGGAGTAGATAATACAATAGCCCCACCACCAGTAGCTAGAGTTTGTTGAGCTGAAGCCCATATTTCTCCAATATTATCAATAAAAGCAGCTTCATCTATAATTAAAAGAGAAACAGCTTCTGATCTACCAGCATCTGTACTTGAAGAAGAGGCTTTAATTTTAGAACCATTTGATAAAGTTAAAGTTAATTTATTTTTTTCTTCATACCCTATAGTTAACCAAGAAGGAAGGTTATCGTACATATACTTAACCTTCGAAACCATATTTTTAGCAGTATCTTGTTTAGTAGCAATACAAAGAATATTTTTATCTCTATGGAATAACATTAACCATAGGGCATAACCTGCTACTAAAGTGGATAAACCTAATTGTCTAGATTTATTAATTATACAATAATCATTTTCTTTAAATAGATGTAAACATTTTTCTTGATAAGGAAAAAGATTAAATATAATTCTACCTCTTTGGGGGTGTTGGATAAAACAATACTTTCTCATAAAATGAGCTGGATCTTGAGCACATTTTATATACTCATTTTGTATTATTTGTTTTAAATCACTCATTCTCCTATTTTCCAGAACATTCGTCCTGTTAGTATGGGTTGCAGTTCGTTATTAACTCCTAACCCTAACCCATACACTTTTTTTCTTTTAGTTCTTAATAATAATTCTCCACCTAAATAATTTAATTGATTAGGTCTCCCAGCTAAACCAAAGCCAGCATACCATTCATTTTCAGACTTATATATGTCTCTTTCAATTAATTTAGTAGGATAAATAAAATCAGTAAATATTTTTCTGGAAGAAATTCTATTTTGAGTTACAGTATCATTTACAACTAATGTTCCTAAAGTATCTATTATAACAGTATCTGAATAAGCATACTTTGTATAGTAATCTTTTAAGATAATAGCCGTATCTACTATTCTTGGAACCGTATCTACTCTTGTTATAATTCGGTCTCTCCATTTAGGTTGATATACTATTGTATTTACTTTAACTGTATCATATTTAATAGTAACATTTTCAACTATTTTAGTTTCTGGTTCTGGTTTAGAAGAACAACTCCTCTGTAATAAGAGGAGCACAACTAAAACTACTATAAGTAATGTTTGTATGTTATTAAAGAAGCCCTTCAAGTTCTTTTTTTATTTTAGTTAATTCTTTTAATCTACTTAATAATTCAGCTTTTTCACTACCTTCAGCATCTTTATATTTTGATACTACCGATTTCATTTCTTTTGTTGTTTGAGATAGTTTATTAGCTAAGGTAGTTACAGAATCTCCTTTAGCTAAATCTTTTGCAGTAGGTTCTTTTTCATCATCATCTTCTTCCTCTTGTAAAGTGCTAATATCAGAAGTAAGTTCTTTAGTTTTTTCTAATTCTTTATTTAACTCAGATTGTGCCTTAGTTTTAGCTTCAATATCTTTAGCTGGTTCTTCAGAAAGAATAGAAATAATTTCTTCTCGTAAATATG